AGAGCTATCAGCTTATCGTAATATCGTATCAACAATTACTAGACTTAATTACCTCACTAGATCAGACAGAAGGTATGTTTAAGCTACAACCTATAAAGGGAACACGATGATAGAGTACATTTACGGAGCAGCTACTATGTATGCATTGGGTGCTATCCTTATGCTTAACGTAACAGATCCAGCTGATCCCCAAAGACCTAACGCACACATATGGTTCTCATTGGGTTGGCCCTTGGCAGCTATCGTATCTATATACGAGTTACTTCGTTATGGATCAAGAGAGGACGATTAATATGACAGAGACTGCACTACTACGTAACCTAATGGACAAAGAGTTCTACGATAATCACAAGGGTATGCGTTGCCCTGATGCACTGTTCACCAAGGACATGCGTAAGATTAAGCAGGCTCTTGATCAGGCTATGGTGTTGTACGACAAGAGCATCACACCCTCTGAACTAGAGGCGCTGTTCTTTACAGCTAACCGCACAATGACTACAGCTAACAAGGAAGCATACTCTCACCTGTTTAAGCGCATTGAGGGTGAGTCACCTATGCATGAGGAGATTGCTACTGAGGTACTGTCTCGCTTGTTCCAGCAACACGTAGGTGAGTTGGTAACTAACTTAGGGTTTAACTATGTTAACGGAGAGGAGAACAACCTAGAGAAGTTACGCAAGCTAGTCGAGGATTACAAGGATGACTTCACCCCTAACCTCAACATCCAGTTCGAGGACATTGAGTTAGACACCATACTTGAGGGTATCCAGATAGAGACACAATGGAAGATGAACATCCCTAGTCTACGTGAGCGTGTCGAGGGTATCAGTGGAGGTCACTTAGTTATGGTAGGAGCACGGCCTAACACAGGCAAGACTACCTTCCATGCGTCCCTCATTGCATCGCCCAATGGCTTCGCTCATCAGGGTGCTAAGTGTTTGATCCTCACTAACGAGGAGAAGGCTGTGCGTGTAGCTGCACGTTACGTCCAAGCTTCCTCTGGTATGAACATCAAGCAGATCACTGAGAACAAAGCACTGGCCCTGTCTCGTTACACTAAGGTCAAGCAGCAGATCCAACTAAAGGACAGTACAGGTAAGGACATGGCTTGGGTTGAGGCTGTAGTTAAGAGCTACAAGCCTGACATAGTAGTACTAGACATGGGTGACAAGTTCGCTAGCCGTACCTCTGATAAGTCGGATGTGTATCTAAAGGATGCAGCTATACATGCACGTAACATCGCTAAGATTTACAACTGTGCAGTGATATGGATGTCACAACTTAGCGCTGACGCTGAGGGTGTAGTGCAACCCAACATGTCTATGATGGAGGGCAGTAAGACAGGCAAGGCAGCAGAGGCAGACCTGATGGTACTGATCTCTAAGAACCGCCAAGTCGAGGGTGTAGATGAAGAAGAGGACTTGACACGCTACTTAACTATAGCTAAGAACAAGCTAGATGGTGGGTGGCATGGACGTATTACTTGTGAACTGGATGGCGACATAGCACAGTACACAGCTTAGGAGGGATGATGAGAACAGTATTAGACGTAGAGAACAACACTACTAAACGAGAGGGTAAGAACTTGCTAGACCCTTGGGAGCCAGGTAACTTCTTGGTTCAAGTGGGTACTCTCAATGTAGACAAGACTGATGAGGAGCACATACTTACCTTCGATCATAAGGAGAAGAAGGACACAGGCGGTGGGGCTGCGTTTGTACTACAGGCTGTACTGGATGAGACTTCTCTTTTGATTGTACACAATGCACGGCACGACTTACCTTGGTTGTGGGAGGCAGGCTTTGCGTATGATGGTGAGGTGTATGACACTATGATTGGTGAGTACATTTTACTGCGTGGTGTCACTAGGGGCTTAGGCTTAGGGTATTGCGCTGAGGTACGTGACCTACCATCACGTAAGACTGATGTGCTTAAGGACTACTACAAGAAAGGATACAACACAGATGAGATACCTCTAGCTGAACTACAGGGCTACCTAAAGTGTGACTTAAATGTCACACGTGAGTTGTTCCTTGCACAAGAGGAGGACTTCGCTAAGCCTGAGAGCCAGTCAATGCTAAAGGTGCGAGACATAAGCATGAAGGTTGCAGTTACCCTGTGTAAGATGTACCAGCGTGGGTTCAAGGTGGATCGTAATGCACTGGATGAGGTACGAAAAGAGTTTGAGGATGAGAAGGTACAGCTAGAGACACGCCTTAACATGCATGTGCGTAAGCTTATGGGTGATACGCCTATCAATATCAACTCACCAGAGCAGATGTCCAATGTGATCTACAGTAAGAAGCCTAAGACTAAGAAGGAATGGGTAGAGCTATTCGATCACGTTAACAGTAAGGATCAGTACACGTCTACAGTAAATGTTAACACTGATCGTATCTTCAAGACGCAAGCCTATACGTGTGAGACTTGTGAGGGTACAGGTAAGACATATCGTATCAAGAAGGATGGCACTAAGTATGCAAGACCTAACAAGTGCAAGGACTGTGAAGCTAGAGGGTATCGTTTGAAACAGCTTAACCAATTGGCTGGGCTTGGTTTCTCTGCGCCTAACAAGGATTGGGTGAGTGCTAATGGTTTCTCTACGTCTAAGTCTAACCTAGAGATACTCATTGCTACAGCTAAGAGTAAGGCTAAGTATGATGCAATAGAGTTTCTAACTAACTACCGTAGGCACAACGCTGTAGGTAGTTACCTCTCTAACTTCGTTGAGGGTATTGACTTGTTCACTAAGTCTGATGGACTACTGCACGTTGACCTGTCTCAAACGACTACAAAAACAGGGCGCTTCTCTGGGCGTAACCCTAACATGCAGAACATGCCACGTGGCGGTACTTTCCCAGTTAAGAAAGTGTTTGTATCTCGCTGGGAGGGCGGCTATATTATGGAGGCTGACTTCGCCCAGCTTGAGTTTAGAACGGCAGCGTTCCTGGCTCAGGATGAGGTAGCCATGCAGGAGATTGACGATGGTGTAGACGTACATGCTTACACTGCTAAGGTTATCACTCTTGCAGGTCAGCCTACCACCCGACAGGAAGCAAAGGAACACACGTTTGCACCCCTTTTCGGGGCTACAGGGTTTGGTAGAGGTACAGCTGTCAAGGCTTACTATGAGCACTTCACTCAGAAGTACAGGGGCGTAGCTAATTGGCATAAGAAACTAGGCAAGGAAGCAATTACCCTACTAAAGATCACTAACGTAAGTGGTAGGCAGTATGCCTTTCCTGACGTACACCGCAGAGAGAATGGCAGCATAAGCCACATGACTAACATCAAGAACTACCCAGTACAGGGCTTCGCTACAGGTGATGTAGTACCCGTGGTACTGATGGAGTTAGAGGAGAGGCTCAAGCCTTTGCAGTCATGCTTGGTTAATACTGTACACGACTCAGCAGTTATAGATATACACCCAAAGGAGAAGGACTATGTGATTGCTATCATACACAGTATGAACGAAGATCTAACTCGTATCATAGCTGAGGCTTATGATGTCGAGATGAATGTACCACTACTATTAGAAGCTAAGATCGGGCCGAATTGGCTTGACACAGTAGACGTATAGTGCTATAACTAACTCTCTTTCAACCCGTACACAGAAAGGTTCTTGTACAATGACTAGCACAGAAGTAACACTAACAACTGACGGACGTTCTATCGCTGAGATGATGGGACTATCCAAGAACTCTAGCGGTAAGCGATCCATGCTTGCACGGTTCAGTCAGATCCATAGCCCATTGAAGGGTGATATGGAGATCAACGGCAAGGCTGTACGAGTAGACGTAGTACCAGCTGGTGCATACAAACTCTTACAGTCGGACGATAAGGTAGCATATGCTGTCTCACCTAAGATCCGCATCTATGCCCAGCGTATGCAGTGGACACGTTGGGACTCTGATGAAAACCTTATGATTAAGACGGTACTCGTTAACAACCTGACGGGTGACCTTAAGGACAACACCGGGGGCTTCAATGCGGGGCGTCCATCTGGTTACGTTGAAGACTTCAAGTCTTTACCTAAGGCAACACAAGAGTTGATGCGCAATACTAAGCGTACCAAGGTTGTGTTCGGTACTGTAGTAATGCAGGGCGCTACTGATGAGCAGGGTAATGCTATTGAGGATGCATCTATCACAGAGCAAGAGATACCCTTTGTGTTGGATGTAAAGAGCCGGGGTAGTATCACGGCAGTAGATGACATTATGAAGTCTATTGATCGTAAGAACTCTCTACCTCTACAGTACTTCCTTAACATGGGTGCAGAGATGCACAGTATGCCTAATGGCAGTGAGTACGCTACCTTCGACATCACTCTGGCTGACAAGGTAGACTTAGTTGAGGCTGACAAGGACATCCTTGATGGGTTTATGGAGTGGATCAGCGGCATGAACAACTACATTAACGACACGCATAACGAGAAGAGTGGTAGCTCTGGCATGTCTGCTAATGAGGAGTCTGTCATCAACGACATCATTGACGTAGAGGTGGCTGACTAATGAATCACGTTGCTGAACTAGCACTACACACATTCCTACAGAAGGCACTTGCTGGTGAGTCTACAGTAGATGAGTCTGTAATCTCTAAGGTAGGTGAAGACGTAGCGGATGCTGTGCGTAAGCAGTTCAGCAGCGGCCCTCGTGATGAGTTTAAGCTTAGGATGTCCAACCTCGGGCGTCCTAAGTGTCAGCTCTGGTACGAAAAGAATGACCCAGAAGATAAGATACCGTTCCCTCCACACTTCCTAATGAACATGATCTTAGGTGATATTGTAGAGGCGGTATTCAAAGGGTTACTTCGGGCTGCTGCTGTAGACTTTACTGACAATGAAAAGGTTGTACTCACCCTGTCTGACGGTACAGAGATTAACGGTGAGTTCGACATGATACTAGACGATAAGGTTGATGACGTTAAGTCTGCCTCACCTTGGTCTTACATGCATAAGTTCTCAGACTTTGAGACCTTAGCTAAGGGTGATGCCTTTGGTTATGTAAGCCAGCTGGTAGGCTATGCTACTGCAGCTAACAAAGATGTTGGTGGCTGGTGGGTAATCAACAAAGCTAACGGTCAGTTCAAGTATGTAGATGCATCATCTGTAGATGTCGATCAGGAGTTAAACAAGATCGAAGATACTGTGTCTTACATCAAAGAGGACAAACCTTTCGAGCGTTGCTTTGAGGCTATCCCTGAGACGTACCGCAAGAAAGCATCAGGTAACTTGAAGCTTGGTGTGTCGTGTGGGTTCTGTGCTTACAAGCATAAGTGCTGGCCTGACCTACAGTCCATACCGTCCCGTGTCTCTACTGCTAAGGAGAAGCCTATCGTAGACTATGTATTTATAGGAGATGAACTTGGTAGTACGGAAGCATAATGCTAACCGATACCGTAGCGGACTAGAGAGAGTTGTAGCTGAGTTCCTGAAGCAAAACAAAAAGAACTTCAGGTATGAAGATCTAAAGATTGAGTGGAAGGATCTCAGGTACAGGACTTATACTCCAGACTTTATCTTAGACAACGGTATCATAGTTGAGACAAAGGGTATCTTTGATAATGAGGACAGGCGTAAGCACTTAGCTGTAAGGGAGCAACACCCAGAGTTAGATATAAGACTAGTGTTTAGTAACGCCAAGGCTAAGTTATACAAAGGATCTAAAACGACATACGCAATGTGGTGTGAGAAGAATGGATTTCTATATTCACATAGGGTAATACCCCCTGACTGGCTTGAAGAGAAGGGTAAGGCAGTTAAGACCAAGCGTATTAAACTTAAGGTAGGGACTTGATGGATAAGAAGTTCAGTGTAACTCTTGTGCTAGCAGTAGATAGGGAGGCTAACTTCTTATCGTCACTAGACGAAGCACATGCAGAAGATGTATATGACTTGATTAAAGATATGTTCTATGACGTTGATGACGTTAGAGTAGACAACTTAATGGTGAAGGAGAGGTTATGATTAACGAGACAGACTTAGAAGCTTGGGGGTACTATAAGGATACTACTACGTATAAAGATATGACACTATCGTCCTATCAAAAGGCAGCTTCTAGTACTGCTATCTACCCTACGCAACATGCTATCACTTACCCTGCGCTGGGCTTAGCTGGTGAGGCAGGGGAAGTAGCCAACAAAGTCAAGAAGATCATACGTGATGGTAAGCTGGACAAGGCTGCACTTAAAGGGGAGATAGGTGATTGCTTGTGGTACATAGCAGCCCTGTGTCGAGACCTAAACATAGACCTGGGTGATGTAGCTAAAGCAAACCTAGAGAAACTACAAGACCGCAAAGCTAGAGGAACCCTTAAAGGGTCAGGAGATACACGATAATGAGCAACCAACTATCAACAGACTATCAAGCATTCATTCACAAGTCTCGTTATGCCAAGTACTTTGATAACAAGGGGCGTGAATCGTATGGTGAAACAGTAGCACGTTACGTAGACAATGTAGTACGCCCTGCAGTTACTGTAGAAGATAGCACAATCAAAGATATTGAGCAGGCTATTCTCAACCAAGACATCATGCCATCTATGAGAGCTATGATGACAGCTGGCCCAGCGCTAGATCGTGACAACACTGCAGGTTACAATTGTAGCTACCTACCCGTAGATGACCCTAAGTCCTTCGATGAGGCCATGTACATCCTCCTCTGCGGTACTGGTGTCGGGTTC